TCAGAAGAGGCCGGTCTGGCGGGACTTGATGTCGGCGGCGCGGCAGCGGTCGACGATCTGGCGGACGCGCATTTCGGAGAGGTGGAAATCGCGCGCGAGCTGGCGGTAGTTGTCGCCGCGGAACTTGGCGTAGATCTCCCGATCGCGGCGCGACAGCACCCACGTCTGACCCTTCGGGATGTACTCGTAGGCGCCGCCGACCTCGGTGCGAACGGCTTCGGCGATGGCGAAGGCTGCCTCGGCGGCGGGCTGATGGTCGAGCTTGAGGTGCTCGGTCATCCAGGCATAGGCAGCGTTGGCAACGCTGGCGAGGATCTCGGGGTAGTCGTCGTCAAGCATCAGGGCCATGGTTGTGTCCTCACAGGCCGATGTGGGCAGACGCGGGTGTGCTGGTGAGCATCAGGCGGCTTGGGTGGATGCAGGCGCTGCGGCCGCAGGGTTGATGTCGAATACGCCTTGGCCGTGACGCTCCTTGGCGGCGAGCCACTGCCAGACGTAGCTAAGAGCGTCGAAGCCACGAGGGCTGAGCGTGGGCGCGACGACGCGGTGAATGTCGAGCATCACCAAGCCGCGCGGCAGGACGCCGGCGGCCACCAGGCGGCCGATGCGGGCGTCGATGGCGGCGGGCAGCTCGCGCGCGGCCCAGGCCTTGAGGCCCTCGATGGCGCGGTACTTGTCATTGACGCGGGTGAAGTGGAGGTCGTCGACGCCGGTCATGCGCTTCACGTAGGCCGCGAGCGAGGCCTCGGTATTGCTCTGGGTGGCGCCGATCTCATGCAGCAGCAGCCAGACAGCGCGCAGCTTGCTGGACTCCGCATCGGTGGCGAGCGGGCGGCGCTCGGCGGGCTTGGCCGCGTTTGGTTTGCGCACCTTGAAGCCGGCCTTCTTGAGGTGCTGGATGATGAGCTCGAGCTCGGGGGTGGTGCAGTCGGCAGAGCTGGTCTTGCCGTCGGCGAGCCTGGCGACCAGGTTGCGGTAGGTGTCGTCGGCCATGTGAATGTCGCGGCGGGCGACGTGGATGAGCCTGATGAGACGGGCGCGTTTGGCGGCGCGGGCGGCTGCGGCTGCGGTGGCGGGCTTGGTGGTCATGGGCTTAGTTCCAGCGGAGTTCGAGGGTGGCGCCAGCGTGGGCGATCGAGACGGGCATTGCTGCGGGCTCCGGGTCACTCTTCGTCGGGCGGCATGAGCCAGACGAGAAAGCAGTGAATCTCTGCGGCGATGGCTTGGGCTACGGCTGCGAGGGTGCGCATGGGTTGCTCCTGAGGGTGAGTCGCCTTGCCGGATGGCCCGCGGGAGGCAGGCCATCGAGCCAGGTGGCGCTATCAGGCGTTGCAGGCGTCCTTGAGGGCCTTGGCGGCGATGAAGTGCGGGGCGCGCTTGGCGGGGATCTGGATCTCGGCGCCGGTCTGGGGGTTGCGACCGGTGCGGGCGGCGCGCTGGGTGACGCTGATCTTGCCGATGCCGGGGATGGTGATTTCCTCACCGGTGTAGACGGCGGCGTGGGCGTGGTCGCCGAGCGCCTTGAGGACATCCTCGACGACGCGTTTCGTGAGGCCGGTGCTGCCGGAGATGTTCGCGATGAGTTCGGTCTGGGTCATGGTGTGCTCCTGGTGATGCGTCAGATGGTGGGTTGCCGGTTCCCGGCGCCCTTTCGGTTTTCGCCAAGGCGGGCCTTTGCTTTTTCCGTGCCGGCTGGTTCCGATTCGTCCCTCGGTTTCCTTGGGGCTTGCCGCTATCAGTTGAGGCGATCGGCCCAGACGAGCGGCTGCTGCCGTGCGTCGAGGCTGTGGAGGGTGACGTTGTGGTCGTCGACGACCTTGAAGCTGACGGTGCCGCCGGCGGCCTTGGCGATCTCGACGGCGCCAGCCTTGACGGATGGCAGCGAGGGAAGCGGGAAGCTGCAGACGTTGGTCCAGCTGCCGCGGCAGTTGGCCTTGAGGTGAAGCTGTGTGCTCATGCTTGGCTCCGGTGAAAGGCGAGCGCGGCCAGGCCGATGGCGACCAGGGCGAGCGCGCCGGGTTCGGGGACGGTGTTGATTGCCGCCCGGGGGGCGGCGTTGGGTTGCGGCTCTGCACGCGGCGTCTCTGCGCAGTCCTTGCCTTGGCCGGTGCAAGGCGGGATTGCGACGGGCGCACCGAGGGGCTCGATCGGCGACGGGGTCGGATGCACCGTCGGCGTCGGGCTGCGGTAAGCGAGCTCGGGCGGCATGATTGCCGCCAGGTACATCGCCAGCGCTGCGCAGCTGCCACTGCCGAGCAGCACGCCCAGGGCGAGCCACTTGATGCGCAAGCGGCGAAGCGTGCCGGGCGGGAGATAGCGGAGCTTCAAGCGCCCTCCTCTCCTTCGGGTTCATGCAGTGCGGCGGCCGCCTCGAGGAGGCGAGCAGCGAGTGCGTGGGCGCTGCTGTCTTCGTCAACGCCGTTGGGTTCGAAGCGGAATCTGATATTGACTTCGCCGTCCGGCCCGTCGTCTTCGAGGATGATCATTGCCGTAGCCATCACGCCACCTCCTGGATCAGTTCGCGCTTGACCTCGTAGCCGAAGGCGTCTTCCTGCTTGAGGGCGGCGCCGACGGCGTGGAGGGTTTCGATCGGCAGGTTCTTCATCGCCTCCTTGTCGCACTCCTCCTTGATGCGGATGCAGCCGGTGAGGCCGAAGCCCTTCAGGGCCTGGAGGGTGTTGCCGAGGTTCTTGATGACGATGCGGGTCGAGAGGCGGAAGCCGACGCTGCCGAAGGTGAGTTCCTTGGTCTTGGCCTTGATGAACTCGCCGCGGTTGGCTTCGGCGTACTGCTGGATGGCCAGCTCGAGGCCGGCCTTTTTGCTCTGCAGGGGTTCGGCCTCGGTCTTGGTGGCGGCCTTGATGGCGTCGATCTGTTCCTGCTGGGCGGTTTCGAGGATGGCAAGTTCGCGGTCGACTTCGGCGATGGCCTTGAGGCAGGCGTCGACGTCGGACCAGGATTCGAGGGTGGTGGCGGAAAGGCGTTTGCGGGCCATGGATCAGTGCTCCGTGCGGGGGGATTGGGTTTGCGTGCGCATCGCATTGAGTGCGGCGATGCCGAGGTCGGTGATGCGGTAAGAGCCGATGCGGCCGGTGCCGACGGGCAGGCCTGCTCGGCCCGGGATCTCGTAAGACAGCCAGCCGCGCTGGCGCATGTCGTCGGCCAGGTGATAGACGGCGTTGCGGCTGATGTGCCGGTCGACGCCGTCGGCTTCGGCGGCCACGATGCCCTCGCGCAGCTGGCGCACCGTGAGGTAGGCGCGGGGCTCGAGCAGCTCGAGAATGCAGCGGCGGTGAAGGGCCGCGCGCTTGACCGCCGGGTTGTTGGCGGAGGTGTCGCGGCCGACGCGGACGCAGGACTCGATGAACTGCTCAGCCGCGGCGGCGGCGATGGCCTGCACCTGCTCGGCCATGCTGGGGATGGCAGCGGTGTTCATGCGCGCGGCTCCTGTGCAATGGGCATGGCGCCAGGCACGCCAAGCAGGCGGGCTAGGCGGGCGGTGTCCGCGCCCGTGAGCTGCACCAGGTCGTCGCCGTCGTAGATCGACAGGCGGCCGTCATCCCACAGGGAGAACTCGATGCGGTTAGCTTTCGATGGCCGCACCGGAGAAGTCACTTTCATGAATTTCCCCTTTCGGCAGTGCAGCGTGGTGATCAGGTCGGAGGGGCCGGATGAGGTGATGGCCTCCGCAGCGGCCCAGGCGTCGCCTTCGGTCGCTGCCGCATCGACGCGCGGGTCATAGACCACGTCGGCCCGCTGCCCTTCCTTCCGGCCGCGTGCAACGCTGTCCGTCTTGATGGTGTCGATGAGGTAGCTGGTGGCCGCTGTCGAGAGCCCAAGCGCGTTGGCGATGTCCTTCACGGTCATGCCCTCGCCCATTGGCTTGCCGCGCACCAGGTCGGCAATCTGCTGGCGGTTGCGGTCGGCTTCGATGCGGGTATGGCTTGCGGGCGTTGCCTTCATGGCGGGCTCCTTGGGATGGGTGATGCGGCGCAGGTCGGGGCGCGGGTCGCGCTCCGGGTCGGCCGCTTGCGGAAAACGGGGCGGCGTGGTGTGGCTGGGGTGGATGGAGAAATGACCGCGGGCGTTGAGGTCCTTCCAGGTGTCGTTGCGCGGCGGCAGGCAGGTCGGCCAGATCGCCAGCCAGGGCTCAGGGTCATGGCCGCGCTTGATGAGCGCGGTGTTGATGCGCGCGTCGCGCTTCATCTGCTCGAGCGCCTTCCAGAAGGCGGCCTCGTCGCCGCCGACCTGTGCTGCCAAGTCGGGCGCGCGTGCGGGGCGCTTGCTGTCATTGCTGGCGATGAGCGTGGCGATCTGCTGCATCAGGGCCGCGTCGGGCGGGGCGGCATGGGCTTCGGCGGTGGCGATCATTGGCGCACCTCTTGCGGGCTGGTCGCAGCCACGGCATGGGCGGTGTAGATCGCTGCGACCGCATCCGGGTCGGGCTGCAGGCCGCACGCGATGCGCATGTTTTCAACCTCGCGCACCAGGTCGCGATAAGTCTCTGCTCTGTGTTCAAGCTCGGCGCGTGCGGCATGCGTGGTGGCCAGCACGCCCAGGCCGAAGGCGACGACGACCGGCAGCACCTTGGACTCGACGAATCCAGCACTGAGGAAGCGGGCGGGCGTTTTCATAGTCCGAGTGCCTCCCCAAGCTGCACGGCCAGCGCCAGCGCAGCGGCTTCAGACAGGCGCAGGTGGCCGATGCGGCGCGGCGTGCTGCACCCGCTCACCAGTTGAACCACCAGGCTGATGTCGCCATCGTCCATCTCGCCGGCCGTGATCGCCACGCGGGCGCCACGATCGACGATGTTCAGCGCCATCTCGATTTCGTGTTGTGTGGGCATGTCACACCCCCTTGATGATGTCGGCGGTGACTTTCGGGGCGCCGTGCAGGGCGGCCTCGTTCATGGCCTTGGTGATCAGCGCATTCACCACCAGCGGGTAGGTGAGGCTGATGACCTCGTTGCCGCTCTTCCCGCGCACAGCGCGGCTCAGCTTGGGGTGCATGCGCACGGCGTCGATGGCGGACGGGTCGAGGATCTGCGACACGTCCGCGCCGATGCGGCGGAACTTGAGCGCGAGGTAGTCACCGACCTGGTTGTCGAGCGGCAGTAGGCGCACCACCTCGCAGCGGCGGATCACCTCGCGGGCTTCGAAGTAGCGGCGCTCGTCGAGCTTCTCGTCCAGTTCGGGCTGGCCGATGAGCACGATGGAGAGCAGCTTCTTGAAGCCGTCTTCCATTTCCCAGAAGCGCTTGAGGTACTTCAGCGTCTGCACGCTGAGGTCGTGCGCCTCTTCGATCATCAGCACGTGGGTCTGGCCGCTGCGGCTCGATTCGGTGAGGGCCTTTTCGACCTGGCGAGCGAGCGCCTCGAGGCTGCGCTTCGGGTGCTCGTTGGGCTTCACGTCGGCCAGGATGGCGTGGCAGATGTGGGCGGACTTGAGGGCGGTCTTGTCGAAGCTCTTGGGCTGGATGACCACGGCCGGGAGGTGCTCGCGCCCAATGCGGTCGATGGTCTCGCGGCGCAGCGTGGTCTTGCCGCTGCCCGACTCGCCCACCACGGCGATGAACCAGCCGCCGGACTTGGCCGCCTGGAACATGGCCTCGCGCACATAGCGCTGGTCGGCAGACATGAAGAGGTCATCAGGCCCCTGCACGTCGTCGACAAACGGGTCGCGGAACAAGTTGAAGTGGCGTTTGGCTTGGGCAGAAAGCATTTCAGGCTCGATCTCGATGGCGTTATCGTTGGCGGGTCGGCTGCTGCGGTCTTCACCGATGCGGGTGTTCAGTGGCTTGGTGCTGTGGTGGCGGACGAGGTCCTCGTCCCAGATCTCGGCAATCTCCTCGGCGGACACCCCGCGCTCGGCGAGAAAGTCCTCGATCGCGGCCGTGATCTGGTCCCACGGCGTGTGGCTGGGGCGCCAGCCACGGTTGAGCAACAAGGTGAAGGCGCTGCGGCTCAGCGGCTGCCCGGCTCGGCTGCCCCCGGCTTGAATCAGCCGGGCGCTTACCTCGTCGTGGCGGATGCCGTGTCGCAACAGCGTTGCCTTCAGCCGGATCGGCGTCGGCGCGGGCTGGTCGGCGAGCGTGCTGCCCGTTCCCTTGCCCCTCTGTCTGGCTTCCATGGTTAAATCCTCAGTGCAGTTGATGCTGTTGCTGCATCGGGCTTTGCAGTTCGCGCTGCGCTGCCCACCTCTCGGCCTGGTGTGTTGGCGCACACCGGGCCGAATCCTTTTTCAGCCCACCGCCTGCAGGCGCGGGGCTTGGTTGGTGCCACGCAAGGTGGCGACGACGTTGTCGAGCTCGGCCTCGGGGACGCCGTCCGGGTACTGGGCGACGAGCCAGGGGTGCAGATCGGGGCGCTCGATGCCGCGGCTTCGAAGCGCCTTTGCGGCTTCGAAGTGGGTCAGCGGCGGGGCTTCGAAAAGCGGCGCGGCGACGTTGATGTCCGTGCCCCTGCGCGGCAGCGCGGCCGGGATCTCGATGTGCTCGAGGTGGCGGACCGCATCGACCATGCCGCCCATCAGCGCAGCATTGCTGCGGCGCGCCTTGTCCATCTGGTCGGCAGTCATGCCCGGGAACAGCAGGCCGTCGAGCGCCTTGCCGGCGCGGTCGGCGTCGGAGTCGGGGCGGCGGGCGTAGGTCTCGCCGATGACCGGCGCCGACAGCGGGCGGCCGTATGCGTCGAGGTCCTGCGCCTCGGGCTCGAGGCGATACACGAGGTCCTCACCGTCAAAGCGCGGCACGCGCAGGCTGATGGCGCAGTCGCCGAAGAGCAGCGGCGAGATCTCGAGCGTGTCGCCTCCGCACACGCCGGCCAGCCCGGCCACGTTGTAGATGCGGCTGCCGCCGGCGCGCGGGTGGGCAAAGGTGATCGTGAGATCGCGCGCCACCTTGCGGGTAACGGTCTTGCCTTCCAGGAAGGCTTGGCACACCTCGAACGGGGGCAGGATGCGCAGCTCGTCCTGGCGGATCTTCATCCACAGGTCGTAGCGCGAAACCGGCTCCATGCCGTTGCGGCGCAGGCGGGTGTCCTGATGCGGGATGGCGTTGGCGTTGTAGGCCTCGGCCCAGGCAGACGCGGCGGCGTTCAGCTCTTCGACGTTATGCACCGGGTCGAATCGCAGGCGGCTTTCAAACTGGGTTTCGACCAGGTTGTTGCCGCCTTCGACGCCGCCCTTGGCGCGGGCATTGCCGGGGGCGTGGGTGATGCTCTGCACCTCGAGCGCGCGCAGCACGTTCTGCACTGCGCTGGCCGTGTTGGCGCTGCCCTTGTCCCACATCAGCACCTTCGGCACGCCATGGAAGCGGCGGCCGGGCTGTTGGCCCCACGCGTGCATCAGAAACTTGAACAGGTTCAGCGGGCTCTCGCCGGCTGCGGTCACGTACCAGGGCAGAACCAGCCCGCTGGCGTGGTCGTACATCACATAGCGCCAGCACTTGAACTGCACCTTGGCCAGCCGGTCGAGCTTGTTCTTGTAGAACTCGTCGTCGCGGATGATCTTCTGCTCGCCGCGCATGTAGTACACCAGGCACAGCGACGGATCGACCTGGTGCACATGGTTGGGGTGGAGGCTGCGCAGCTGCACGGGCGCGTGGCTCTCGGCCTGCTGGCGGACGTTGAGGCGACGTGCCCGCGTGAGGCGATTGAGCTGGCGCGTCGAGACGACGATCTCCTGCCCGTTGTTGGCGGCGATGCTGGCGGCGACCGGGGTGAACATGGTCTGCTTGCCATTGGCGCGCACGCTGCCGCGCTGCATGGCCGCGACCATGGCGAGGGCGTCTTCACCCTGGCGGGTGCGGCCCTTGTCGGCGCGCGTCTTGCGGCCGCTAGTCCAGCCGGCCTGGCGCTCCAGCTCGGCGTAGAGCTTGCCGGTGCTCCAGCCGTAGAGGGCGCAGGCTTCGGCAAGTAGCGCGCCCTTGCCACCGTGTTGGGCGGCTTCGAGCCGGCGCGCAAGCTCGCACAGGTATTCGCGCGTTGCGTGGGTGGGGTTGGGCGCGGTGGCCATGATGATGTCCTCAGGCCTCTTCGGCGACGGCTTCGGCGTCACCCTCGATCGGGGCCGCTTCGAACAGGTCGAGATTGCGGTTGTCGAGCTCTGCTGCCCATCCAGCCAGCGTGGCCTCGTAGTGGTCGCGCAGCTCGGCAAACTGCTGGGTGAGGCGCTTCAGGCGGTCGCCGAAGAGCACAGCGAACTGGCGCAGGATCAGGCGCTCTTGCTCAGCGTCGTCACCCCACTGGGTGTCCTCGTCGAGGATGGAGCCGTGGAACAGGTTGATCTGCGCAACGCCTTGGTCGAGCTGGTCGAAGTGGGCAGCGATGGCGCCTTTGAACTTCCCGACCTTCTCATCCCACGGCGATACACCGAGCTTGACCGTGGTGAGCTCGTCGAGCTTGGCGTTCTTGTCCTGTAGCAGGCGCTGCGTGGCCTCGTCCTTCTGGCGCAGCTCGCGCAGCTTGGCGCGAAGCTCCTTGACGCTCATGGTGGCCACGTCGTCGAGCTTGAGTTCGCCGGTCTGGCCCTCGAGCGTGAGCTCGTCTATCTGTTCGTCATCAAGAACGAGCATCTCGAAGAGCTTGGTCTGGTTGCCGGCGGCTTTCAAAAGCGGCGTTGACGACGCATTTGAAAACTTCATCGCGCTCTGCATGAAGCGCTGCGCAACGCGCGGCTCGATGCCGAGAACATCCAGCCGGGACATGAACTGTCCGTGCGGGCAGGCCTCTTTGAGAACGGAGAGGCCGCGGCCAACTTCGAGGCAGGCCTCGACGCTGCGCCGCATGTTGGCGGCAATGTCGCGCTGGATCAGGTCGGCGTCGATCGCGTCGCCGGGCAGTTGGTAGCCGACGCGCAGGGCCACGGCGCGGACGCGGGCGTGCTGCTGCTGGTCGGCGATCGAGACCGCTGTGTGTGCGGCCATGTCCTGGTCGAGAACGTCGGCGGGCATGTCGGGCGTTGAGTTGATGACGGCGGTGCGTGCGGTGCGGGCCATGGTGTTGATCTCCGGATCAGGGCTGGCGGGTGTAGCGGTAGGTGATTTCGTCCAGGCGCTGGCGCGCACGGGTGAGCTCGGTGGAGAAAGCGAAGGACAGCTGCACCACCTTCGGACCCAGGCGCCAGCGACCGGTCTCCTGTATCTGCTCGGCGAAGCCGACTTCCTTGAGGTTGTGCAGGTCACGGGTGGCGGTGCTGGGCGACTCGCCCATCGCCTTGGCCAACTCGCCGGGCGCTACGCCGTTGAACTCGTTGCCGGCCAGCACCAGCAAGGCGCGCAAGATGCGCTGCTGGCTCCCGTTGTCGTACTTGTGGGCCATCAGTTCAGCTCCAGTTCGGGTTGATCGTTCTTGCGCACGTTCTCGCGATGCCACGCGAGCACCTCGAGGCCGCCCGTGATGGCGGCGATGCAGCCGTCGCGGTCGAGCCGGCCAGCATGGAAGTCGAGCAGCGCGCCCACTGCGGCGTTGAGCGTGGTCTGCAGCTGCTGCACGTCTGCCGCCTGGATGGCGTGGCCGGTGGGGATGTCGATGACCACCTTGTGTGCGGCAGCGGCGAGGTAGCGCACCACGTAGTCGCTGCGGGTGATGTGCTCCCAGGCGGCGAGCCGGTTGATGGGCATGGCGTCGGTTTCGAGCCACTTGTAGAGCGTGGCCGGGGTGGTGGCCATGAGCTCGGCAAGGCGTTCAACGTTGAGGCGGTAGCGCGCCAGGGCATGCGCCTTGTCGGCTTCGAAGGCCGCGCGCAGGCTGGTCGGGAGGGGTTTCGAAGAGTGACGGCTCATTGGATTGCGCCTGTTAACAATGTGTCGAAAACGAAAGGTTTTTGCGGCGGGCTAAAACGCGTTATGGAGGTCTAAAATTCAGGCCGTGAATTGAGCGATAGCAATTTCGCGGCGATTGACGGCTTTAAGGGCTTGGGCGGGCGTCATCCGGAAGCGCTCTGCTAGTTCGTCCAGGTTGTGATCGCCGGCGTCGAGCCACACCAGAAAGTCGATCAGTGACAGCGCGAACTCGCGAGGATCTGCGCCCTGGTCGTGCAGCAGACGGACAAGCGTTTCGGGGGTCATGGAGAAGGCCCTCAGGCTGCAACGCGCTGGCGGGTCGGCTCGAGGGCGCGGGCGGGGTCGGTACAGATCTCGCCGGACTTGATGCCGAGCTTGACGGCGATCTCGTGGGCCTGGCCGCGGACGCACTTCTTGCGGCCGCCCAGGACCTCGAAGACGAGGTTGGGCGAGAACTTGTTTGCGACCGCCCATTGGGTAATCGATACGCCCTTGCTCTTAAGCTCAGCGCGGGCTTCGTCAGGGGTGCGCAGTTTCATGATGTGAGGCTCCTTGAGGGGGCTGCGGCACGTTGGCGCGTGTCGCTTTAGTTGCCGTTCGCGGTGTGACGGTGTGAATGAATGATGGTGCACGAACGTGCACCTGTCAACGGGTTTTTGCACAAATGGACACCTTCCATGAGCGGTTGCAGGAAGAGCGCAAGCGGCTCGGTCTGAGTCAGTCCGAGTTCGGCGAGGCCGGCGGTGTCCAGAAGCGCGCGCAGATCAACTACGAGAGTGGGGAGCGGCAGCCCGATGCCCTCTATCTACAAAGGCTGACCACCATCGGCGTCGATGTGCTGTACGTGCTTACGGGTAAGCGGCTAGACGCCTACCCGGCGCCAGATGGGGCGCTGCGTCTGACGGCTTCGGAGTCAGCGGCGGCTCGCGCCGTGAATGAGCGTGAGGCTGCGCTCCTGGAGAACTACAGGAGGGCCGACGCTGACGGGAAACGGGCGCTCGAGGCGACTGGAATTGCGGTTGGCAAGCCCCGAGCAGGGCAATGACGCATTCAGGGGAGGTCACGATGGCTGCGGCGAATTGGGAGTCGAGCTCAGGCAAGGCGCTGTCGGATGCGCGTGGAGATCGTGTGCTGGTGTTCGAATGTGCACCAGCGTGGCATTACGGCGTGATCGTGTGGCGGGTAGAGGCGCAGGCCGGAATGGAGCACAAGCAGCTCATTCGCGTGATGGCTGAGAAGTACGCTCCAGGTCTGGCGCGGAGATCCATGGAGGTTCGGGATCGCGCTCTGCGCGACCATGTTCTGCAGCTCGCGAAGCCGTTGCGAATCGTGGTGGAGCATGCAGACCGATTGCCGCCACGAACGCTTGCGAAGATGCCGAGCCTGTCAGAGGAACTGGCGCCGGTTGTTCTTGAGGGTCACCTGATGAAGATAGGGGCAAAGATGCAGGGCGACGAAGGGTTCATGCAGCGCGCGCGCTTCTGCGTGCAGCTTTAACAGGGTGAGGTGAGAGTAATGCACGACCTCCTGCCGACAAGCTCCGAGCATTTTTTCATTGTGATTTTTTCGAAGACAAGTTCGCCCGTTTATGACGAGGCGGTCGAGGTTGCTCGTCTTGCCACTGTTTACAGGGAAGCGAACGATGGCCGAAAGGCACGCCACTGCGCCGTGTTTGACGAGTCGCCAGAGAAGGTTCTTCTCGCAATGCGGCTTACCCAGTTGGCCAGAGACTGGAAAGGCACAATGTTCTTTGCTCGTGGCCGGCTGATTGCCCCCTATGGAGGATGGTCTGCACTCGAAGTCTTGACGTGCCTGAGCACGGCGCAGCGGTGCACGGACTGGAAGGCTCACTGTTTGTCGGTGATTGATGGTCTCGAAGCGATCGAGAGTCTCGAGTTCAGGCAGCTCCCGTCGTCCGATCCGAACCGCTCCAATGGTCGCTACTTGTTCCCATGCGCACGCTTGAGGATGTACTTCACGCTTGATCGAGGGCCGGTATCGTCCCTCACGGATAGGGTTCAGGCGAAAGCTGTGGCACAGAACGTCGATTGGTGCCCTCGCTTTGATATTGGAAATTTCAGACCGTTTGACGGAGAGATATCTATATGAGCTATCTGGGCGGATTTGCCGTGTATGAACCCATACGATTCCGGTTTTACGGTCTCACGGCGCGCGAGCTAAATAAAACTTCAGGAGAGCAACCATAATGCCGAATGACAAGACCTCGAAATCACCCAGCCAGAATGATGGGAACAAGCGGCTGAACGAAGATGTCGAGCGATTCAGAGAGGGCGTGCGCGACCGGCCGCGGGAGGTAGCGCCGCGTGACCCGGCGCCGCCAGCTCCCCCGCGGCCACCCACCAAGCGATCGGAAAAATGAACAAAGACGAGCTCGAATCGGACTATCTCTGGGGCCGGCGCCATGCGGCGCTGTATCGTGTCGAGCTCTCGGCGCTGTATCACCAGAAGCGAGAGCGCTTCTTTGATTTTTGTGACCGCGGCGCAAAAGTTGTGTCGATCGTTGGTGGGTCGGCGGCGCTCTACAAGCTCAGCGACAACGAGGTGGTGGCGATCGCGGCGGCGGCCATCACGGTTGTTTCCGCACTGTCACTGGTGCTGGGCTTCGGCGAGAAGGCACGCCGACATTCAGAGTTGGCCAGGAACTTCAAGCAAGTTCAGGCTGAGATGCTGCGGATAGGCGAGCGCGACTACGACGAGGACCACCTGCGCGACTGGGAGGCGCGCATCGCGCTACTCGAGGCCAGCGAGCCGGCTTCGCTCGGGGTGCTCGTACGCATCTGCCAGAATGAACTGGCTAGTGTGAAACCAGACGGCAAGCCCCGTAAGGTTGGCTGGTGGCGCTGGCCGCTGGCGCACTTGTTCGATCTTCCCCTGCCTACAGATCCCCCCGCCGCTAAGTAGTAGCCCGCCGGGGCAAACCCCCAAACCCCTTTACTCGGCACCCCTCGCCCGCGCGCGTAGCCTGCGGGCATGAACTACGCCCGCCGAATCGACACCCTGATCATCCACTGCGCGGCCACGCCCAACGGGCGCTGGACCAGCGTGCTGGACATCGACTACTGGCACAAGCAGGCCGGCTTCAAGCGTGCGCCCACGACCGAGGACGCGCGCAAGTGGAACCCGGACTTGCGCCACGTCGGCTACCACTGGGTGATCTACACCAACGGCGGGCTTGCCACGGGCCGGCACGAATCCGAGGTGGGCGCCCACGCCCGTGGGCACAACGCCCGCAGCCTGTCGATCTGCCTGGTCGGCACGGACAAGTTCACCCCTCTTCAGTGGGACCAGCTGGCGCACCAGGTGCAGCACCTGTGCCGCCGCCACGGCATTGCGCTGCAGCACGCCAATGCCGCCAACGGCTGGCGTGGCGTCTGTGGCCACCGCGACACCGGCGCCAACAAGACCTGCCCCGGCTTTGACGTTGCCGCGTGGCTGGCCAACGGCATGCAGCCCCACTCCGACAACATCCTGATCGAGCGGAGGCAGCGATGACGATCTGCGTGACCGTGACCCACCAAGAACACGACAGCACCGCCCGCCTGCGCGCGGACGTGTACCACGTCGATCTCTACGGCAAGGTGAGCGATCACCCGGTCCGCGTGCACGAACTGCCCCCCGGCGGCTCGGCCATCGTCCATCTGCACAAGAACAACGTGCTGGTGGTGCGCGAGCTGCCACAGGGCGACGACGTCGACGCCGCCGACCAGGACTGCGCGTGATGGACGCCACCCCCGACCACGACCCGGCCACCTGCAAGCACTGGTGGCACAGCCGCACGATCTGGATCAACGTGCTCGCCGCCGGCCTGCTGGCACTTGAGGCCACCACGGGCATGCTGCAGCCGCTGCTGCCGGTGAATCTCTACACGGCGATCGCCGTGGGGCTGCCGGTGATCAACGCCATGCTGCGCGTGCTGACCACCCAGGCGATCCGCACATGATCGCGCTGCGTGAGTGGGTGGGGCAGTTTGCCGGCGCCGGCAAGCTCATCGGCATCGCCCTGGTGCTTGGGCTGGCTGCCATGGCCGGCGGCTGGCTGACCGGTGCGCTGAAAGACCGCGAGATTGCCGAGCTCAAACGGGAGCACGCCGAGGCTGCGGCCAAGGCCGAGCGAGCGGCAAGCCAGCGCCTGGCAGAGGCCAAGGCCCGCGGCGATGCGCTGACCGTTGATCTGCACGTGGCCAACGCGGCCGCGCTGCGCCTGCAGGAGCAACTCCATGAAGAGATCGAACTGGCCACACAGGGCCGCGCTTGCCTTGATGCTGCCGCTTTGCGCGTGCTCGACCGTGCCCCCGGCATTGCCGCCCCTCGAGTGCCCGCGCCCGCCCGCGTCGCTCCTGCAAAGGATGCCCCCGACCCTGTCCCCGATACCGCGCAGCGGTCTAGGGATGAGCGCAGTGCTACCGACACCGACATTGGACGGTGGGTACTCGGCGCCGGGCGGCAGTACGACGAATGCGTCCGCCGGCTCGACGCCCTGATCGACTGGCACGCCACAGACCCCGAACAACAAGACCGAGCGCCGGCATGGAATTGAAAGACCTACAGATGTGGCTGCAGATCACCAACACCCTGGTGATCTGGATTGCGGCGCTCTACACCTACTTCGCCAACCGCAACCGGGTGACCAATGAGCGCATCACCGGCCTGCAGGCGAGCCTGCAGACGCGGCTGGACGGCATGAGGACGGACATGGACCACCGACTGGACGGCCATGCCGACCGCCTGAGCCGCGTCGAGAAGGATCTGGAGCACGCGCCCAGCCACGAGGACCTGAAGCGCATCCATGCGCGCATGGACGAGGTGAGCGCGACGCTCTCCAGCCTGCAGGGCGAATTCAAGGGCGCCAACAACACGCTGCACCTGATCCACACCTACCTGATGACCGGAGGCAAGCAGTGAATTCCTTTTCTGAGCACGTGACGGCCGACCGCCGGCTGGTGGTGCTGCGGCTGCTCGAGCAGGCGCCGGACTACCGGGGCAATGCCTTCCTGCTGCAGCGTGCGCTGGATGGTTTCGGCCACGCCGTGGGCATGGATCGGCTTGGCACCGATCTGGCCTGGCTCGCCGAGCAGGATCTGGTGAAGGTCGAGCAGGTCGGCGGCGTCAGCATTGCCGCCCTGACGCAGCGCGGGCTCGATGTGGCCAACGGCCGCGCTACGGTGCCGGGCGTGGCACGCCCCGCGCCGGGGATCTGACCATGGCCCGCAAGAGCAGCATCCAGAAACTGGACGTGCGCCTGCGCAATGCCGTTGACGAGCTGATCCGCGACGGCCGCTTCACGCTCGACGACATCCTGGCGCACCTGGCCACCATCAACGGCGGGCAAGCCCCGGTAAGCCGCAGCGCCCTGGGCCGTTACGCCCAGCGCGCCGAGGAGCAGATGCGCCGTTATCGCGAGGCGCAGGAGGTGGCCAAGGTGTGGGTGAGCAAGCTCGAGAGCGAGCCCGACGGCGACGTGGCACGGCTGCTGCCCGAGATGCTGCGCAGCGTGGCATTCCAGACCTTGGGCAGCATCGGCGACCGCGAGGACGGCGGCGACGCGCAGGAGGTGATGTTCCTGGCCAAGGCGATGAAGGACCTGGCCAGCACGGACAAGCTGACCACCGAGCGGATCCTGGTGATCCGCCAGGAGGTGGCGAAGAAGGCGGCGACCGAGGCGGTGAAGCAAGCCAAGGCCAGTGGGCTGAGTGATGAGGCGGCGGACCTGATCCGGCAGAAGATTCTGGGGGTGGTGTGATGTGGAACTCAGATGACTTCGACCGTGCGTGTGTGAAGGTGATCGTGCTTTGCATGCTCATCGGTGGCGCGTTGGCTGTCGTGCTGCCTTGGGTATGGCATGCAGCCATCCTCCCGCTCTTGCGGGTCTTGGTGGCCTGATGTTCCTCGTCGACCTCCTCCGCCTCGCCGCGATCGTCATCGGCTCCATCGTGATGCTGATGTGGCTGATGGGCACGCTCGGCTTCGCCGACTTCGTGCTGCTCTTTGAGGTGCGCTGATGAGCTCCGCGGACAACGGCTACTGGTGCGTGGTGTGTGGGCGCTGGCTCCCGGCAGACGACTGCGGGGTCATCGTCCATGACCCGATCGAGCACCCGGAATCCATGCGCTTTGACGATGAGGAGCGGCCGCAATGACCGACGCCGCCCCAGACCTCACCCCGTTGGCAAAGGCGCTCGAGCCGCGAGACGCCCGCACGCCAATGGCCTTCCTGCCCTACCAGCAGCGGTGGGCGAAGGACATCACGCCGGTGAAGTTCTGCGAGAAGTCGCGCCGCATCGGCTTGAGCTGGGGCGAGGCCGGCGACTCGGCGCTGCTGGCCGCATCGGCCAGCGGGATGGACGTGTGGTACATCGGCTATACGAAGGACATGGCCGAGGAGTTCATCCGCGACTGCGGAGACTGGCTCAAGTTCTACGGCATGGCAGCGAGCGAGATCGAGGAAGGCGAGGACGTCTTCATCGAGGGCGACGAGAAGAAGAGCATCCTCACCTTCACCATCCGCTGCGCCTCGGGCCACCGCATCACCGCGCTGTCGAGCAGCCCGCGCAACCTGCGCGGCAAGCAGGGCCGGGTGATCATCGACGAGGCGGCGTTCCACTCGAACCTGGGCGAGTTGCTCAAGGCGGCGATGGCGCTGCTGATCTGGGGTGGCGAGGTGCATGTGATCAGCACCCACGACGGCGACGCCAACCCCTTCAACGAGTGGATCAAGGACATCCGTGCGGGCAAGTACCCGTACAGCGTGCACACGATCACCTTCCAGGACGCGCTGGCCGATGGTCTGTACGAGCGCGTGTGCCTGCGCCGGGGGGTGACGCCCACCGAGGCGGACAAGCAGACCTGGGTGAAGGGCATCTATGCCCAGTACGGCGACAACGCCGCCGAGGAGCTGGACTGCATCCCCAAGAACGGCTCGGGCAGCTGGCTGACGCGCGCGCTGATCGAAGCGCGGATGAACAAGGATCTGCCGGTGCTGCGCTGGGCTCCGCCGGCACCGGACTTCGTGCATTGGCCCGAACACCTGCGCACGGCCGAGATGCGCGAATGGCTCGACACCAACGTGCTGCCGCTGCTGCTCGAGCTCGATCCGAATGCGCCGAGCTTCATCGGCGAGGATTTCGGGCGCACGGGCGACCTGACGGTGATGGCGCCGTGCCAGCTGCTGGCCAACATGCGGCGGCGCTTCCCCTTCCTGCTCGAGCTGCGCAACTGCCCCTTCGACCAGCAGCGCGAGGCGTTCTTCTACATCTGCGACCGCCTGCCGTGCTTCCGGGCCGGCAAGCTCGATGCGCGCGGCAACGGCCAGTACCTGGGTGAAAAGGCCATGCAGAAGTACGGCGCCACCGTGATCGAACAGGTGATGCTGTCGCGCCCCTGGTACCGGGACAACACCGCGCCGCTGAAAGCCGCTTTCGAAGATGGCGGGATCGAGCTGCCGCTGGACCGCTACATCCTGGATGACCTGCGCCTGGTGGTGGTGGACAAGGGCATCCCGATCATCCCCGACGTGCGTACCGATGGCGCGGACGGCGGCAAGCGGCACGGCGACTCGGCGGTGGCGATCATGCTGGCCTACGCCGCCAGCCGCGCAGAGGTGCCGCCGGCCGCCGGCGAGACGATCGAGGCCGAGGCCGACACCTACCGGGCGCAGCGGCCCCGGCTCGGTCTGTTCGGGCGGCGGGCGGCATGAAGGCCCGCGACCTCGAGGTCCGCCTGGCGTGGTCGCGCAAGCGCCTGCGGCAGCGCCAGCGCAAGCCTCTGGCGAGACATGCGGGCGAAACGATGAGCAAAACGGAAAAGCGGCCTCAGGCGCCCTGCGCGCCACGTGGGGCGGCTGATGCCCGTCCGAGGGCGTGTGAGGGCGCCTGAGGGCGTGCAACACGCGTTATAACCAAGTTCGAGAGGCAAGGCCGATGGGCATTCTGGATTTTCTGTTTCGGCGAGGGGGCGAGGCGTCGGACGCGCGGGTGGTGGAAGCCGCCGGCGCGACCGTCGACCCCGACGACGAAGAGGGCTGGCGTCGTCTGTCGGGCGACGCCAATCGCGACCTGTCGCCGCTGTCGCAGGAGCGCATGCGCGAGACGGCGCTGTACCTGTGGGACGCCAACCTGCTGGCCAACCGCATCATCGAGCTGCCGCTGGCCTACATGCTGGCCGAGGGCGTGGAGCTGCGGGCCACCGAGCCCGAGATGCAGGAGACGATCGAGCGCTTCTGGTCGGACCCGATCAACAGCATGGACGTGAAGCTGCCGAAGAAGGTGCGCGAGCTGGCGATCTTCGGCGAGCAGGTGTGGCCGACCTTCGTCAATGAGATGAGCGGCCATGTGCGTCTGGGCTACCTGGACCCGGCGCTGATCGAGACCGTGGTGGTGGATCCGGACAACCCCGAGCAGCCGATCGGGATCGTGACCGTAAAGGACCGCAAGGGCCGCGCGCTGCGCTACCGTGTGATCGTCAATGGCCCGGAGACGGTCTTCACCCAGCGCACGCAGGAGATTCGGCAGACCTTTGCCGATGGCGAGGCCTTCTTCTTCACGGTGAATGACCTGAGCGTGAGCCGGCGCGGCCGCAGCGACCTGCGGGCGCCGGCGGACTGGGTGGATGGATACGACCAGTTCCTGTTCGGCGAGATCGAGCGCTACAACTTCCTGCGCGCCTTCGTCTGGGACGTGACCATCACGGGCGCGGACGACACCAAGATCAAGCAGAAGGCCCGCGAGATCAAGCCGCCCACCCCGGGCAGCGTGCGGGTGCATAACGACAGCGAGAAGTGGCAGGCCGTCAGCCCCGAGATCGGTGCGTATGAATCGGCCGCAGCGGGGCGGCTCTTCCGCAACCACGTGCTGGGCGGCGCCACCATCCCCGAGCACTGGTTCGGCGGCGGCGGTGATGTGAATCGCGCCACCGGCGACAGCATGGGCGAGCCCACTTTCAAGGCCTTCTCGATGCGCCAGCGCTTCCTCAAGCACATGCTGGAATCCGTGGGCCGCTACGTGATCCGGCAGAAGCTGATCGCCGAGACGGGCGAGCCCGACTGGTGGGACGCGCGCCTGGCGTGCGAGGCGGTGTTCCCGGAGATGACCGCGCGCGACACCACCAAGTACGCCGCCGCGCTGACGCAGGTGGTGACGGCGGTGAATATGGCGATCGACGCCGGCCGCATGAGCGAGGAGACCGGCGTGGCCATGATCGCAGCCGTGGCCGGCCGGCTTGGGGTGGAGATCGACCCCGAGGCCGAGCTTGTTGCAGCCCGCAAGGGCAAGCTCAAGCGCCAGGAAGAAGACAGCTTCACCGGCCCGGGCGATCTGACCGACGAAGAGGACGAGACTGCCCAGGCTTCCGCGCTGGCGGCCGCGTCGCGCGAGGCCGGCCAATGAGCGCGCGCATCGTGCCCCAGGATGGCGATGAGCCGGTACTGCCCGAGCTGCTGCCCTGCCCGTTTTGCGGCGGGCGGGCGGTGTTGAACAACGTCGATTGGGTGATGGGCCGGCGC